GCGTTTCGTACCCGCATGTGGAATGATCAGGAAGGACCCGACGCCCGGTGAACACAGAATGAACGGTTGCTGAACGCTCATGCGCACGTGTCCCTATCGAGGGGATAGGGGCTTGTGGGGGTGCGGCTTGGCAGTCTCCCCGCTCATGTTTTTTGTGGTCCCTCAGAGGGTGCATTGCACCATTCACACGATTGGCTGTCGTGGCCTAGCCTTTGCGCGTGGCCATAGGCGTGGAGGGAAAGCACCATGCGACAGTATTCGGATAGCGAGCGATCATCCGCCGCGGCCAGTTTCGCCAGGTCGGTCCAGAGTCTGGGCGGGACGCGCAGCTTTAGCTCTTCGGTGCACTTCTCGCTCATGCGAGTGCTCCCTGAAAAAGAAAGCCTCCCGCGCGTTTGTCCGGGCACGCGGGAGGCTGAAAGCCGCGCGACGACGGAGACAACGCCGCGCGGTGGAGGGAGTGCTGTGATTCCGGCATGGTCAAGCGGATACCTTTTCAAGCTCTGGCCAGATCGCCGCCCAGTCGTCAGGACGCAACGCTTGGCGCGTGACGACACCACCGGTCGCACGTTCCAGAGCAACGCAAAGCGCGGGCCCGAGCTTCTGACCTGTGCTACACGCTTTGCGCAGATAGCCAACAGAGGTACCGCACGACAGCGCAATGGTGTTGCGCTGTTGCTCGGAGATGGAGTTCAGGAGTTCGAGAAGCTGCTTCATTCGCGACACTTTACCCATGGGTAACACCTCTGTCAATACCTGCAGGTTATTCCACGTCGAAAGCCGGAGGTGGACAATTCAGCCTATGGACAAGTACGAACGGCGGCGACTGCGCCTATTGAGTTTGCGCGACGAACAATGCGGGGGGAGTGGCGCCGATCTTGCGCGCCGAATAGATCGCGACCAGTCCTACGTCACGCGGATGCTGTACCCTGAAGGCAAGAGGGGCAAGAAACGCATTGCAGACGACATGATGGAAGTTATCGAAGACGCTTTCGGTCTGCAGCGCGGATGGCTGGATGGGGAAAACGCTGCTCCCGCCCATGGCGCGCTCGCCCGCAATGTGAGGCCCATGGTCGTCCAGGAAGACCCGCGCATTGTTGCTGTCGTCGCCATGATGCTGGCGACTGATGGAACGGGGAGAGAGGTTGCTCTCGGGGCCGTACGGGTCGCGCTTTCAGGATACAAAGTACAAAGCATCCCGGCAGGCAAACGATGTCCCGTGATTTCCATCGCAGATTTCCGCCAGAACAGGATATGCTGATCATTTGTGCGAGCCAGGACGTAAGTCACGCAACGCCCCAGGCAGCCAGCTCAAGAGAGAACCAAGCATAAGGAGAAGGATCAAGATGCACATCATGCTCTGCGCTTCCGTGCTTATGTTGGCCGGCTGCGCTAGCCCGTACATGTGGGCCAAGCAAGGCGCCACGCCTGCGGATTACGATAGAGACTTGGCCAGGTGTCGATATGAGGCCGCAGCAGCGACCGCTGGCTACAGCACTGGCCGGGCTGCCCCGACAATGAGCGGTGCGATTGCACAGGGATTTGGCGAGGGCATGGCCATCGGAATGCGACGGTCGGAGCTCATCGACCTTTGCCTGCAGGCCAACGGCTACAGCAAGCGTCCTACGCACAACGCAGTGGCAGCCCCGCAAGCCGTCGCTATGGCGCCCGCTTCGTCGTCGACCAATGTCGCGCCACCATCACAAGCCCAGACTGTCAGGCCCGCAGATCAGGAAATGGAGAAGGTCGTGCAATTGCTCGCAGATCAGAAATTCCCACTTTCTGGAGACCCCGTGCGCTTCAAAAGCGTATCCGGCCGAACGTACTATGAGGCCAAAGGAGGCGGGCGTTTAACGCAGGTCATCTGCCAAGACGGGGCATGCAGGATCAGGACGATTTACGACTGACAGGATCGCCAAGCACTCTTTCACAAAGCCGCCCACGAGGCGGTTTTATTTTTTCGGTCACTTTACCTACGGGTATTGACAAAGAGCTTACCCATGGGTAAAGTTTGTCCATCAACCCCACGGAGCCAGCAAATGACCACATCCGCCACACTCCACGACGCCGACCGCGAGGCCGCCCGCGAGCGTGCCGACCGCCTGACCGAAGCCGCCTTCCCGGCTGGTCGTTGCCAACGCTCCCCGGAATACATCTCCGGAGTCCGCACTCGCCTGCGTTTCTCGCTGGCTGGCGACTCCATCGCCAACCCGTATGCGGCAGGCACATCCGACGCAGATGCCTTCTGGGCCGGCTGCGAAGAGGGACGCTTGATCGCTCGGATGCAGGGGTAAGCCATGCAGACCATCATCGACTGGATCGACCCAAAGGTGCAGGTTCCTCCGTTCGACACGCGCATCCTCGTTTTGTTGGGCGGCCAAGGAAGTCGCGACTGCATGAAAAGCTGGACGCGGTACGCCAGCTTTTCTGACGTCGTGATTTTGAAGCAAAGCCCGAACGACTGCGACGACGGCGAGCGTTCCGAATTCGAGTGCTGGCTTGACGAGCCAAACCCGCTTGCCGCCTTTGATAACTACCAGTTCGACGTCGTTGGCTGGGCCGCTCATCGCTTTGAGGACGCCGGCGGAGAGTTCGGAAAGTCAGCCGAGTGGTACAGCGACGCTATCGTCGCGTGGGCGCCGATGCCGGACTTGTCATCTGCTATCTCCACAACAGATTCGCCGGCCGCACCCGGCACGCCGCGGGATTTCGGGCGCAACTTATGCAAGGCGGTCGTCAGCGGGAAAACTGACGCGGCCGGCAGCCAACACTTTGCAGCGCTGCAAACCGCCCCGGCCCGAATCAGCGGGACCGACATGGCGCGAAACTGATCTGCGCGAGAACGCCAGAGTCTTTGGCGAATGCCGCAGGCGTGACCAGCTACGGACAGCAGGCTGGCGTAACGGGATAACGAAAGCCCCGCGACAAGCCGGGAGAGCACCGGCAACTTTCAACCCTGGAGGACATCCGTGCAACACGCATTCATCCGCGTCCCCGAAACGCACCTACCCTGCGGCATCGTTGTGCCGCCGTTCGAGGCGTCGCAGTTTCTCTGCAGCCAGGCGCCTGACTCGCGCGTTCCCCGCGCGGCATCGGAGGCATCCTATACGCCTTGGGTCCGCATTTCGTACCTGACCGCCCTGGCCGCCTGCCGGGCCGCCGGCTGGTCGCTGATCACCGAGCTGCAGTGGCTGGCGATCGCTTACGACGTGGCCAGCCAAAACGCCAACTGGACAGGCGGCGCCTTCGGCAAAGGCAAGCTCTTGCAGGGCCTGCGGAAGCGCAGCGTCTTGGCGCCAGTGTCCGGCAGGTATCAGCCGGACGATCAGGCCGAAACCCGTTGGAAGGTGCTGTCGAACGGCGAGCGCATCTGCGACTTCGGCGGCAACGCCTGGTCGTGGGTGTACGACGACCTGCAGGGCGGCCCGGATGGCGTTGCCAGCATCGTCGACGCGGACTCGCCAAGCGTGATGACGGCCCCGTGCGAACCGCGCAGCTCTGGGATGGGCATCTTTCCCAGGGCCGGCGCACATCGCTGGAGGTAACCAGCCGCCGCGCTAGGCGGATGAGGAACCTAGAAGCGTGTTTTCGGCGGTCTGGTTGACCGCAATGTTATGCAACAACCATAGGAGCATGAAGATGCCGAAGTTCAGAAAGAAACCCGTAGTGATTGAAGCGTTCAAGTGGAACCCGAAGGCCTCCGTTGCCGAGACGCCGAACTGGTTTTTCGAAGCATGCACCGCCCGTACCGCTTACCCGGAGCATGACGGCTCTGTAACCATCAAGACGCTTGAAGGTGACCACCGCGGCGAGATTGGCGACTACATCATTCAAGGCGTGAAAGGCGAGCTTTACCCGTGCAAGCCTGACATCTTCGAGATGACCTACGAGCCTGCGGAATGATGGTGCATAACGCAAAAGTCACCGGCGCCGAAGGCGTCCGCGTGGACTGACGGGTTATACGGCTTTGATCCACTACCACGGCCTACCGATAACACCAGCAACAGCAGCTCGTGCCGCTGTGAGCGGGGGGCATGCGTTCGTGAGCTTCCGCTACCCCGACCAGTTGGGGCTGGTGCTGGAGGTTTGCCAGTCTTTCGCCGTGGATAACGGAGCCTTCAGCGCATGGAAAAGCGGCGAGCCGGTAACGGACTGGAGCCGCTATTACGAGTGGGTGGCCGAATTGCACCGCTACCCGTCTTTTGACTTTGCAGTTATTCCGGACGTGATTGATGGCGATGAAGAAGCCAATGATGCACTTGTGGCTGAATGGCCTTGGCGGGGAACGGCAAAGGGCGGGTGGGTTGGTTCTCCGGTCTGGCACATGCACGAATCTATTGACCGGCTTCAGCGCCTTGCGCTGGAGTGGCAGCGGGTTTGTCTCGGCAGTAGCGGACAGTACGCCACCGTTGGGAATGCCAAATGGTGGGACCGAATTGCCGAAGCGATGAACGCGATTTGCGACAAGAACGGAAACCCGGTTTGCAAGCTGCATGGACTGCGGATGCTTAACCCGGACGTGTTTAGCCGCCTGCCGTTCGCCAGTGCGGACAGCACGAACATAGCGCAGAACGTGGGGATTGATTCGGCCTGGCGCGGAACTTACACGCCAGCAAGCAAAGAATGTCGGGCGCTGGTGATGCGTGAGCGGATCGAGAGCCACCAGGCGACGACGTTTTGGGAGCCGCAAGCCGTGCAAATGGTGATCGCGGCATGAAGACGTATAACGCATGGTGTGGGACGACCGCGGGCTGATTCGCGGCGGAGGCTGCCGCAGCGGCAAAGACGCCGGCGCGTTTGCACTCTACGCGGCGTTGCTGCATGGCGAATATGTCAGCGTCGGCTTTCGCGCGACGCGGCCCATCTTGGGAGATTCAGAAGCATGAAAACCTGCGACCTTGCCACCCACACGGCGCCTGAGCGCCAGCCCCGCAGCACACTGCGGCAGACCATCGGCCAGGCCATTCAACGCGCTTGCCGCGCAGCCCTGCGCCTCGGTCTTGGCCTGCGCATTCCCGCGTCGCGCATCCACCAGTACGACCTGCAAGCCGCCCGCGACCACGCGGCCGCCCAGGTGCGCCTCGCCCTCGAGGACTGCAGCTATTGGATGGGCGAGCTGCACAGCCTCGACGAAAAACGCAAGGCAGCAGACCGGGCAGCGCAGGCGCTGCACGATCGCCGCGACAGCCTGAGCATTCCGACGCCGACCCGCCCCATTGACTGGTTTTGAGGAGCACAGCATGCAGATTATCGGATTGACCGGGCAGCCATTCAACGGCAAAGACACCGCGGCGCGCTACCTGGCGGACGTGCACGGGTTCCACCCGATCGCTTTCGCTGATCCCCTTCGCGCCGGGCTCAAGGCGATGCTCGGGTTGACCGACGCCGACTTCAGCCCGGAGCGCAAAGAGCGGGTGATTCACTGGCTCGGCAAAACCCCGGTGCAACTCCTCGAGTCGCTCGGCACCACGTGGGGGCAAACAGAGCTTTACCTGCAGGTCTGGTGTGATAGGGCGGTGCACACCATGACCGCGCTTCTCGACAGCAAACGGCGTTTCGTCTTTACCGACATCCGCTTTGTCCACGAGGCCAAGATGCTGCAGCAGTTCGACGGCAAGCTCTTGCGCATCGTCCGGCCTGGCGCGAAGAGGAGCGCTAGGGCCGGATACGCCAGTTTCCAGGAACAGATGCGCCTGGTCGCAGACGCCGACGTCGTCGCCGATTCGGTTGCCGATCTGCACGAAGCGCTCGACGACGTCCTGTACCAGTTCCGCCTTCTGGAGGACTCCCCATCGCGGCGAATATCCGGAGCAGGCGCATGACCGACTATACCCGTTTCGTCGCGCGCA